CTCTAAGCCAACTATCCTTGAGGCAGCCGCATGGGATCACAGCAACTTGTTGAGATATGAACAGATGGGTAAGCACATCTCAGCTCAGATCAAGGATAAAACCACTGTCAAAGCTCGGATGGAGGAGGAGATCAGATCGGTGGGAAAGGGCTTGGACCAGAACTATCTGACGTGGTTCCTTTTGAACTGGGACAAGCTGGACACCAAAGTTATGCTGGAAGACTTCGCCAACGGGTCTCTGCAGGAGGATGCCTACAGCAGAGTCGCATACAAGCCGGAGTCCCAGAAGGTTGATTCAAGACCGTTCTTCATGGCCCCTCCTATCAGACGCACCCTTCTGGCTGAGTTTGAGGGGAATTTATCCAAAGTGGCTCGATTCTACCCAGCAGCCCTGATCGGAAAGGGAGATGCTGCCTCTGCCGCAATGATGGATGAAGCTATGGATCCCCATTCGATCAATGACACACTATCCCCCGAAGATGTGACTACTACGTTTATAGTGATGTTTGATGTCTCAAAATGGTCCCCCAAGTCTGATGGAGCCCAGGTCCAGGAATATCACAACTTCTGGTCGGAGGTTTACGGGGATGACAGATTGGCCAAACTCAAGGCAATCGGTTGTGACGATACCATCCTCAACACCACAGATGATGTCATCTTCTCCTACAAGAACAAGGGGGCCGATTTGGAAGGTTACAGAGGCAGAATGGGCACCATGTACCATGCAGACATGCTAGGAGCCGTGTGCAGAAGAGCCATCAACAAGAAGTTCATCGCAGGGAAGAGCAACCTAGTGGTCTTCATAGATGATGGGGCAGTCAAGATTGAGGCAGTCGGTACAGGAGCCAAGGCCGAAGCCAATGCCAGGAACTTCTTAGAAGTGCTGAAGGAAATTTACTCCGCTGGCGGACAAGAGGTGCATGACAGAAAGGTTGTCATCAGTAAGAGAGGAGGGGAAATTCTAGCTAACTTTTACCTGGAAGGGGTCAAAGTTCCACAGGGATTGAAGGCCGCTATGAAGATAACTAATGACTACTCTAATCCCGTGGCCAGCCTTGTAGATGCCAACGATGCCGCCTTTGCTTCTGCTCAAGGAGCCCTCAAAGCTGGTGCACCCTTGTTCTCTACCTATGCCCAATATCTCTGTGCTGTCCTTAGAAATGTGTACAGGTTTGACAGGAAAGGGGCTAAGAGCATCGGGCATCTCACTTTTGCTCTGCTAGCCTACACTCCCAAGTCCTTTGGAGGTTTAGGGGTCCAGTCTCTCCAGGGCTTATGCAC